AAGCGGTACTCATTTGCGGTTTGCGCGCCCATTCTTGTGCTATCCATCTCGTTCACCCCTCTTCTTCAAGAGTGGGACGGCTATACGCCAATCTTGGATTGTTTGGCGCAAAGTCGTTCAGAATTTGGGCGACACTACTCTTGAGTGAGTAGTGAAATCCGCAGTTCACGGGCTTGCCCGTAGATACGACATAGGCAACCCTATAAAGCAAATCATCACCGCAGTTTTCTGCGGTGATGATCAGTTGCGTGGTGCTGCCATTCTTGAGGGTAATGTCCCAAATTTGGATTGCGTTGGTTTCGTTGTGCGTGGTGTTCATTTCTTGTTCTCCTTTCGCTTGTGCGCCTTGCGCTTACTCTTGCTCCCAACTTACGATGTAAAATGCACCGTACTTTGTGGAGCCACTCTTGACCTTATATCCATCCTCGTTGACAAGAATGGCGACGATTTCTTTCGCATCCTTGAGTTCGCCAAAGTGTGCGGAATGGCGACCCAATTCTGCTTGCCTAACAATCTCGGGATACACTTCGTCCATGAGTGTGTGCCAAAGTTCTCTCTTGTGCTCAATCTCTGCGAGGAAAGCGGTGCGCTCGCCAATCTTGCGAGCCTTTTCGGCAGTGATAGGTGTTTCGTAGATATCGGATGTGCGAGCGGTGGTAGCGGTGGCGGTGATGGCGTTGGTGTTAGTGTTAGCGTTCATTTTTAGTTCTCCTTTATAAATCATTTTTATGTTAGATGTTTGGCGAATAATGGTGTGCAAAGCACACCATTATTTCGTGCGGATGGCTGCCAAAGCCGTTGCAACGGCTTTGGCAACGATGGTGGCGATCTCTTCGTCGGTCAGCCCACTCTTGGGTTCCGTCTTGGCAGTCTGCTTTTTAGGAGCAGTAGTGGTGGCAGGCTTGGCGGATTTCGTCGCAGACTTCTTCTGCTTTGCAGAAGAAGTCTTTGCCGTTGCGCGCCCGTCCTCTTTTGACCAATCCTGTGTTTCGTCAAAGCAGTAGTGGGCATCGGGAGTGAAACTTGCAACCGCCTTGGCGGAAGACTTCTTCTGCTTTGCAGAAGAAGTCTTTTTCGCTGTGGGCTTCTCGGCTTTCTGTTCAGCCTTCTTCGAAGGCTGAACAGGGGCGCACTTCATTACACCGTTCTCGGAGAGAACGGTGTAATGCTGCCCCTCAACAAACTTCTCGTCAAGCCCTTCAGGCTTGACGAGAAGGTAGCACTCCAGCGTGATTCCTTCAGCGCATTTGCGCTGAAGGAATTCGCGGTATGCCTGTTCGGTCGGCGTGCCGTCCTTTAGGACGGCACCCGGAGTGGCATTGTAAGACCAGCGCTTGCGTGCGCCATTCTTGTCTGTGCCAAGGATGATGTGCATACGGACTTCGCGTGCGGTTTTCGTGGTGTGCTTCATTGTGGTGTACCTTTCTGGGCTAAAATTATTTTTTGCTCGGCGACCGCCCTCGCCGCCGGCACCCCATCAAAGGGGTTAAAGAGGTTAAAGATTATATACTCTATCGCGAGGTGAATCTGAACTTTTGACCGAAGTTGAGATTGACCGGAAAATGGCTGAAAAGGGGGTATTTTTGCACGATTTTGGGTATTTTCGGCTGCTTGTGCTTCTGTGTCATCTCTCCTCACTCTCCGCTTTTTCTCTCCCCTTCATCCACCTCATCCATTCACCAGGATATCTACCCCGCTCAGCGTTACGCAAAAGAGTCCGCTCTCAGCAAAACGTGGTTGTAGGAAAGCGCAGGTGTATGTACACCGCGCAAGCGCGGAAGGCTGAGATAGGGCCTATAAAGAGAAAAATAACGAAATGTTGCGTAAGTTTTTTGTTTTGACGCTTGACAGTTGTCTATGTGTGTCTTATAATATAGTCGGAATTTACGATTGATTGAGCACAATTACATAAGGTAGTCCCCCGCCAAAAGAACCCGCTGGGGTCTTATGTGCTCACGTATCGTAAATTCCTTTTTCTTTATTGGGTCTTTTACACTATCGGCTTGGCATGGCGGGACAGGGGGTGGCAGGCGGAGATGGCCAGCCACCCCGTCCCGCAAGCCATGCTAGCCGTTTACGCACACCTTATAGGCAGCAATCACAAGAGCGCCGGACTGTGCCTCTAAGGGAGTTGCTTGGGTCGGCTTGAGCTACGGCGCTCAAGCCTCGTTAGAGGCACAGAAAGCGAGACCTAAAAAATGTGGAAAACTAGGTTTTTCACCTGTAGGCAAAATGCCAATTCGGTGTTCTGATAGTAGGATGCCTTTCTATTTAAAGAACGCAAGCCCAATTTCCATTCTTATAGGACAAATTGGGATACCGTTTATCACCACCTTGGTGATAAAATTTTCCCAAACACCCCCCTACTTATTCGGATTATACAGGCAACTAGGCCATTTTTAATGAAAAACGCCATTCGCGGGGTTTTTCATGGGTTGGAAAAACGTGTGGATAACTATGTGGAAAACTTTTGGAGTGCAAAATGATCAAGGTTTGTGACGCCTTACCCGGCTCCGGAAAAACCAGCGCCTGCATCCGGATGATGAACGGACGAACAGAGAATCGCTTCGTGTTCGCTACACAATACCTGAGCGAAGTGGAGCGCATTAAACGTGCTTGCTCCTCGCGCGGGTTTGCATCCCCCGAAAAATCTTTCTCTACAGGCTTCCGGAAACTTAACGCCATCGAACAGCTCATCTGCGCCGGTGAGAACATAGCGACTACCCACGCTCTGTTCCTGAACAGCACCGATGAGATCAAGCAGGCTATAAAGGACGGGCATTATATTCTTGTGCTTGATGAGGTCGTTGACGTTACCGCTGTATCCAGACTCGCACAGTGCGACGTGGATGTTCTCGTTAGAGGCGACGTCCTCGGAGAAGAGGATGACGGATCGTTCTCCTGGAACTTCGACGACTACGGAAAGGACGGAGAAGGACTCTTTATAGAGGAAATGAAGCTCGCGAAATCCAAGAGCTTCCTGCACTACGGAGATAAGTATTTTTTCTGGGCTGTACCGCCAAGCCTGTTCTCCTGCTTCGAAGAGGTTTATGTCCTTACCTACCTCTTTGAGGGACAGAACCTCCGGTGCTTCTTTGACGCCCACTCCCTTCCGTATGAGTATATAGGCGTTCGTAAAGTCTCGTCGGAATATGAGTTCTGCCCGACATACCTCTCCGGCCGGGCCGTGGAACTCAGGGACAAAATCCACATCCTGGAGTCCGAAAAGCTGAACGCCATCGGCGCAGGGAGAGGCAGCCTCTCGTTCAACTGGTACAGAAGACATCTGAACTCGGACGACGATACGACGATCGACGTTATACGGAAGAACCTCGCGAACCTCTTCCGGAACGTATGGGGATGCAGAAGCGACGAGGCAATGTGGACGACATTCAAAAGCGCTGAGCCCCGGTTGAAGGGAAAGGGCTACTGGAACTCTTTCGTAACGTATAATAAGCGCGCGACAAACGAGTACGCGGGCAGACGGTTCCTCGCATACTGCGTGAACAACTTCCCTCGCCCGTGGGAGGCAAAGTATTACGCGGATCGCGGCGTGATTGTCAATGGGAACGCCTACGCGCTATCCATCCTTGTGCAGTGGGTGTTCCGCTCTGCCATACGAAACGGAGGCGACGTGTGGCTTTATATACCAAGTCTCAGGATGCGGAAACTCTTCCGTAAGTGGCTGGACTGCCTGGCGGAGGGGCGTGATATGCATATGGATTTGCAGGATGAGCAGGAGGGCGGCAAGCCGAAAGGGCGGAAACCCCGGAAACGCCGCAGAGTATTCATGAGAGGAGGTGCTGACGAGTGAGCGCTAAGCCGAATGAGTGCGACAACTGCTACTACGGCGACAAGGAGTGCGCGGCGAGCGGAGAACGCTGTGAGTTCTACGACGGACTGGGAGCCCAGAACGCGGACGTCGAATTCTACGAGAACATTCTGAGAGAGAACGCTGAGGAATACGCGTGTGAGTTACGGAGGTGTAATGTTGAAGGGATGCAAGATTCTGAGCATTGAGGCGAAGGACCTGTTCGGAGCAATGAATCTCGTATCGCGCGGTGAGGGCGGATACGAAATACGGAAGAAGACGGGCGAATTCAACCTGAAGAAGTTTACCGCTGCTATGGACGAGTCTCTCGACTCCATCCACCTTCGCGAGGTTTACGAGAAGCGTGTGCGCAGAAAAGACTTCTCGTTTCGCGTTGGGAAACACCACTACACAAAGCACGTCATATGCGTCACGTGGAACTACAGTTATAAGGAGTTTAACCTGGCGGGTAAAAACACTTATATTCGCGACGGCTACACGTACGCGGACTGTGAGTTCAAGGACTGCGTTTGCGTGCTTAACGGTAAGCTCATAGCCATTCAGACCAGCGTCGCCGTAAGCGAGCCTCTCAGCCAGGAGGTGCTTGGCGAATACTTCGGTTTCGACGGAACCTGTTACCGGTTGATGAAGCAGCCGAAGACGGTTATGGGACGGTCGGAGCTGAGGCGGTACCTGTACGAGAACGGGTTCGTGTGCGACGACACGAGGTATGTGCGTTATAAGCGTAGCGCGGGATCGAGCCGCGTCGGAAAGTGCTTGTTCGTGAACGAAGTCCTCGCGAAGGATATGGAGAAGTGGGATATGTGTGGGCTCGATATAAAACCCGGCCAGGAGCTCGACCTTGCCGCGTACGAAGCTTACATCTCTCTGCCCATGAGCTCCATTATTGACACGATTCGCATCGAGCCCGAAAACATCCTCGTTATCAGCGACTACGAGAGTCTGTTTGACGACGACGTAGTGGCGGTCGAAGAGGAGGACGGGCATCTGGTTGCAGCCGAAAAGACCGTCCAAATCAAGAACTCCATCTGGGACGGGCAGAGCCTGCTCGACCGGTCGATGTTCGGCAAGTACGAGGACAAGGGGATGATTCTTCTGAGGAACCGTTTCTTTAAATCCTGCTGCTTCAATACCAACATCCAGGACTTCTTCCTCTCGAACGGTATCGATTCCATCGACCAGCTCAATGGATTCACTCTTGCCGCCGACGTCTCGCAAATCAAGATGATAACCACACCGTCGAGCATCAAGTACGCAAAGTTCGGGGAGATAGCGGACTGGCTCCGCATCGTAAGTCCGGTGTACGGACTCGTGAAGTACGAGAAACCAACGCACTACTTTGGAGGGCGTCTCGTACAGACACACTACCAGCTGTTCAACACACTGCACATCTCTTATGCGGAAATGAACGAGATACTCAAGCCCTCGTTCGACTACATATCGGCGGTACGCAACGACCCGGCTGTGCTTCGCTATGAGATTAACTACCCCATCGACGTGCCCGAAGAAGAGGAACGCCCACTCCTTACGAAGAACGAAATCGTCTTTAAGATGCTCGGCATCAATGACGAATTCGCACAGACGGCAATGTATAACGCATTTCGGAACGACCTCGTCAAAGGAATGCTCCGCAACCTGAAGCGTGGGCACGTGCTTGTGAGTGGCAACTATTCGACCATGATGGGCAACGGGCTCGAGATGCTCTACGGGGCAATCGGAAGGTTCAAGGGTAAAACGATGCTCGGAGTCGGTAACATCCACTCGATGCGGTTCGCTTACGGAGCCGAATTGCTCTGCTCAAGAAGCCCGCACATTTGCGCGTCGAACATTATGCTCGCTACCAACGTGGCGAACAAAGAGATTGACAGATACTTCAACCTCACGCCTGAGATTGTGTGCGTCAACGCTATCGGAGAAAACATTCAGCAAAAGCTCAATGGCTGCGACTATGATTCGGATACCATCCTCATCACAGACAACGCAAAGCTCATCGAGATTGCCAAGCGCCACTACGGAGAGTTCAAGGTTCCGACCAACCTCGTCGGCTCTGCAAAGATTAAACGCGTGTATACGAGTGACAACCGCGCGGACCTTGACGCCAAAACAAGCGTAAACAACATTGGTTCCATTGTGAACTGCTCCCAAATCCTGAACAGCATTATGTGGCACCGCATCAACCACGGTGCGACCATAGAAGAATGCAAAGACATCTTCCTCGACATCTGCAAGCTCGCCGTTCTTTCGAACTGCGAGATTGACTCTGCAAAGCGCGAATACGCCATCAACAGCACGACAGAGCTGAACATCCTGAAAAAGAAGAACAGGATAGACGACGGTGGCCGTTCTGTAAAGCCGCGCTTCTTCAAGATGATCTGTGTGGAGAACGGCTACAAGATTCCCGACAATGTCAAGTATAGAGACTTCGACACATCGATGGACTACCTGCACAAAGCCGTCGCCTCCTTTAAGATCCGCGAATCCAGAGCGAGCAAATCCAAGAAGCTTCCGTTCATGAGCGTAGTCTCCCCTCCCGACATGAACTACCGCCAGGGGTATTACTATTCGAAGCGCGACGAAATCGCAAAGACGATACGTGAAGCCCGCGACGCAATCAACTGTTTGTATACGGGGTACGACGAAAAACTCCCGGGCGAGAAGGAGTCAGTCAAAAACGCAGCGGCCGAAATACGGGAATCCTGCGTAGAAGCTATTCGTTCTCTGAACGATAGCAAAGGCACAATGTATATGTGCCTGAAGGAATTGGACGACGCGTCCTACCGCGACGTATCCCGCTTCGCGTTTGAGGTCCTGTTCTCAGATCCTGAGTCTAAGTTATTCGAGTTAATACGCGAAAGCGCCGGCGAAAAGCACCTCCTTTGCGAGGACGACGAGGGAGATATCTCCTTCTATGGCATCCGCTTTTCTAAGATTCCGTTCTAATACGTTCTAAAACCGTACAAAAACAAACAGAAAAGCAACAGAAACTTATCGCATTGCAGAAAAAAGCAGTGATAAATTTCCACAAAAATGTTTCCAATTGCTCGGATTTTAGAACATAATTAGACAATTATGTTTTTCCCTTCTTTAAGGGAGCGCCGTTTCTTCGTAAATGGAGGACGGTTTCGCCCTCTAAATTTCTATATATATTTATGGAAGGGAACGGAATGATTAAGGTTTCGAAAGAAGAAGCTATGCTTGTCCAGCGCAGATTCCCGGATGTGTATGTGACCATCACGGGCAGAGGGAAAGAGGGCAAACGCAAAACCAGGTACGTCGAAGAGTCATCCAGAGTGATGGCCCTGATTAACAGCAGCCGGAATCGTATGGACGCACGCCAGCCGGGCGTCGGCGCTTTCGACTACAAGCGAGGTGGGCGCAATGGAAGACAGATTAAGAAGGCGCGATAACGAGAACGAGGAGCAATACCTCTGGCGCCTCGCACAGCTGAAGGAGAGTGGCGAGGAAGACCTTGACTGGAACCAGATCGCCAGCATTATGAACCAAGAGTTCCGCGCCGACGAATCTCTTTACAGGGACGAGAGCGCATACCGCAAGCCCGTCCAGTACGCACAGCGTTTTGTGAACGCCGGTGTGTTCGAACGGGAGAACAGCGAGTCTCTCCTCGACGAGCTGAGAGACAAGGCACTTGAACTCAAGAAGCTCAAGCAAGAGATTTCCGATGAGCGCAGAGACTATCAGCGCACAGTCAGAGAAGAGAGCCGCAACAACTCGATGGTCGACTTGATCCGAGGGATTATTCGCGAGACCGTCGAACCGTACGAGCCTCAGAAGGGCGAGAAGCGCTTCACGGGGCTTGAAAACGGTGAGGAGGAAATGGTTGTCTGCCTGTCCGACATTCACGCGGGCATTGAAGTGGACAACTTCTGCAACTCCTACAACTCTACCGAAGTCCAGAATCGCCTGTGCAAGTACGCGAATGCAATCGAGGAGATTGTATGCCGGCATCCCGGTATTACGACTTGTCACATTGCACTTGGCGGCGACAACATCTCGGGCGCGATTCATCAGAACCTTCGCCTTGAAAACAACGAGAATGTAGTCCGTCAAGTGAAGACCGTCTCGCTCGCCATCGCCGACTTCGTCAAGAAGGTATCCAACCTGTTTGACGCCGTATACGTTTACAGCGTATCCGGGAATCACTCTCGTGTGTTCCCAAACAAGAAGGATCATCTGACCGGCGAGGAACTGGACGATCTTATCCCCTTCTTCCTCGAAGCCAAGTTTGACGGCAGCGAGGTTGTACGGATTATGGCGGACGAGAAGTATATCTTCGAGAACCCCGACCCGACCATCAAGCGGTTTGTCGTTGCCAACGAGCACCTGTTCTATCTGGTGCATGGGGACAAAGACACTCCCGCCAACGTAGTAAAGAATCTGACTATGATGTTCGGAGAAAAGCCGGCGGCTGTTATTATGAGCCACCGGCACCACAACGCATACGACACCCAGTACGGTGTCAAGGTCATTCAGAACGGAAGCCTGGTTGGCACAGACCGGTACTGCATTGACCATCGCATAACCGGCAACCCGGAGCAGATGGTTGTTATTTCAACCCCGAGCCGGTGCGTCGAGTGTATTTACGACGTAAAGCTTTAATAAAAGCAAAGGAGTAAAAGGATGAACAGAGACGAATTTGTTAGAACACTTGCAGCGGAGTATGGCATGACGATTGGCGAAAGCAAAGAGATTTGCGAGGCCGTCCTTGCGCACATGCGCAGAGTAATCGAAAAAGAAGACCTTTCAATATTCGGTTTCGGTACTTTCAAACACAAGTTTATCAAGGAGCATAAGGCGATTCACCCGCAGACGGGCGAAGTCATTATGGTCCCCGCCAAAGACCGCATCAAGTTTATTCCGTCGGTCGCGACGACACGCGCCATCGGCGGAAAATAAGACAATGGCGGGATGCAGAAATGCATACCGCCAAAGTTGATACAAACAATATGAGAACAACGGAGTAACTATGGGACGTAGAAATGTTTACAACCAGATTACATCCCCAGAAAAAATTGCGCAAATCAATAAGGAAAACGCTCAACTTTCAAACGATTTCCTTGAATATTTGTCTGCTGCCGGTCGTTCTGAAACGACAATTAAAAATTATAGAGCAGACCTCAAGATATTCTTTTGCTGGGTACCTGACAATCTGGATAACAAGCCGTTTGTCGAAATTACCAAACGCGATATCGTAAGGTTCCAGAACCACACCGTCAAAGAGTGGAAGTGGTCGCCCAACAGAATCCGTAACGTCAAGGCGTGCATCTCCAGCCTTGGCAACTACATCGAGGACATCCTTGATGACGAGTATGAAGGGTACAGGTCTATCGTGAACAAAGTCAAGAGCCCGCCCAAAGCCCCCGTCATGGAGAAGACGGTGTGGAAAGAAGAGGAGCTTGAGGCTCTCGTGAGCAAGCTCATCGAGAACAAGCGCTTCATGCAGGCATGCTATGTTGCTCTTGGCATCTATAGTGGGAGAAGAAAGTCCGAGCTGCTTCGGTTTAAGGTTTCCGACTTCGGCGACGACAAGCTGATTAGCGGAGGCGCCCTCTACAAGAGCGACCCTATAAAGACAAAGGGTCTTGCCGGTGGAAAATACATACGCTGCTATACGCTCGCCAAAAAGTTCAAACCTGTCTTTGACTTGTGGATGGCGGAGCGGAAGCGCCTGGGCATTGAGAGCGAGTGGCTGTTTCCTGACGACGACCCGAAGGAACACGCGAAAGCCGGTCGCATTGACGCTTGGACGGATTATCTTTCCAAGCTTGCCGGCAAGCCGTTCTATTCGCACTCAATGAGGCACGCGTTTTGCACGAACCTGCTCGAAGCTGGCATTCCGGACTCCGCCGTTGTCGGCATTGTCGGATGGGAGTCTAGCGACATGCTTAAAATCTATGATGACAGAGAGGTTGACGACCAGATTGCCGGTTGCTTTGCCAATGGTGAAATCGTTGGCAGAAAGGCATCGACGTTTTCTGAGATTAAGTAACCTTTTGTAGGTAAATAATATGGCAAGCAAAGTAAAATCAAACACGAAAAAAATAGCCAGTAAAATCACTGGCAAAAAGAAGGCGGGCAAAGTCGATCCGACAGTAGATCAAACCGCCGTTATGACTGGGAAGAAGAAAATACTCGAACCTTATATGTGCACTTGCTGTGGCAAGCGGTTCAGTACCCCAGACAAAAACTTTTACCGTTCAAACAGCCCCCTGTTCGCCGGCAACGGCGGGTACATAAATATCTGCCGTCCTTGCACAGATAAGTATTATGAGATGCTCATAGATTTTTTCTGTGGCGAAGAAGAGAGGGCAATCGAAAGAATCTGCCAGCTTTTCGATTTGTATTTTAGCGAGAGGGCAGTAGGTTATATGGTGTCTGCTCCGCACGATGATGCACCTCCGATATCTGTCTATATGCAGAAGATAAATCTCAAGCAGATATCCATGAAGGGGAGAGATTATCTGCAGACCATTAGAGAGATGGCAAACGACACGAATTCTCTCGTCGAGAAACACAAGGACAAACTCGCCGATTCGTTCGGCTCCAACGTCGAAGATGTTGAGACTGAAGTCCTCACAACCCTCGCGCCGGATGTTATCCGCCGGTGGCCGAAGAAGCTTCTCGTCGACGAGTACGAGTATCTCGAAGAGCAATACTCTGAGTGGTGCTCGCGGACAGAGGTGAGTTCAAAAAGCCAGGAGGAACTCATCAAGGCTATTTGCATTGCACAACTGAATGTTCGAAACGCCCAGACAAAAGGTGGCAAGGTTGCTGAGGCTATGAAAGCTCTTACAGATTTGATGTCAAGCTGCAACCTGACGCCAAAACAAGAAAGCAACGCGAACCAGCAAAGCGCGGTGCAGTCTACGTTTGGGCAGTTCATAGCAATGATTGAACAAGACGAACCAATCCCGGAGCCTCAGGGCGCATTTAAAGACCCGGATGGAATCCGCGAGTATATCTCTGCGTGGTTTTATGGACACCTAGCTCACGACTTGCGAATCAAGAACAACTACAACCAGGAATATCAAAACGCCATGTCAAAGTACACGGTCTTGCCTCCAGAGGACGACGAAGGCGTTTCAGAGATTTTTGACGCTCTGTACGACGATACCAAAGGAGAAGAGGACGATGGCAGCCTCTAACTCGAAGCCTGGCAAGGGCGAGGCTTTCAAAGAGAAACTGAAGACGTGGGTTGGGTTCTACCGGAAGAACCCTCATCGGTTCGCTAAGGATTTTCTAAATGTCGAGCTTAAACCGTTTCAGGCTATCATCCTGTGCGAGATGTTCGACAACATCAAGAATGTAATAATCACGTGTCGCGGTTTGGGAAAGACATTCCTGACCGCGCTTTTTGCAGTCATTCGATCCATCTTATACCCCGGAACGCAGATAGTCCTCGCGTCCAAGACGCGGAAGCAGGCAGCCCTTCTGATTGACAAAATAGAGAAGATACTAATTCCGAACTCCCCTCTCCTCAAGATGGAGATACAGGACATCATTCGAAATCAGTACGACACAAGCATCGTATTTAAGAACGCATCTAATATCACTGTAGTGACAGCCAACGAAAATGCTCGTGGGTATCGTGGCAACATTTTGATTTTAGATGAGTTCAGGCAGATGCCGAAGGAAATATACAGAGACATTCTGAAGAAGTTCTTGAACGTCAACAGACAGCCGCCGTATTTGTCCAAGCCGGGTTACGAAGGATACACGGAAGAGAACATCGAAATATTCTTGTCGAGTGCCTGGTACAGTGACAGCTGGTGCTACGACCAGTTGCGCACGACCGCGGCGCAAATGATTACTGGAAAGTATCCGTACTTCTGTTGCGCACTCCCCTACCAGCTTGCATATAAGGAAAACCTCCTTACTCGCGCAAGAATCCTGTCCGAGCTTACAGACCCGGACTACAACGAGATTACGTGGATGATGGAAATGGAGGCCGACTTCTTCCTCGGTGCCTCTGACAGCACCCTGTATGAGTATGGCGACATCAACCCCGCCCGCCAAATCAAGTACGCTTTTTATCCTCCGTCGCTGTCCTCTATGGTAAGCGACAGAAGGGTTCGAATCCCGCCCAAGATGAACAATGAGTTCAGAATCATTAGCGCCGACATCGCGCTTATGGCGAGTAGCGCACATCGGTCAAACGACGCAACATCAATACTGGTTAACCAGATGCTATTCGACTCCTCGTACAGCCGCGCAAAATTCAACATAGTATACGGCGAAAACGTTGAAGGCAAGCGCATAGAGGAACAGGCGTTGCTAATCCGCAAACGCTTCGACGAGTACGAAGCTGACGCGCTCGTAATCGACGCAAGGGGCGTTGGTATGGGCGTCCTCGACTTGATTATGGCAGATATGTACGACGAGTCCACTGGCGTTGTGTATGGCGCGCTGTCGTCCGTGAACGAAGAGATAGCAGATCGGTGTCACGTTAGGAACGCCCCGAGAGTTATCTACCCGATACTCGCGACCGCAGACTTTAACTCGTCTATTGCGCTTGGATTGAGAGAGTCGTTCAAGGACGGAAAAATCAATCTGTTGCAATCCGAAGACGATTTCGACGACTTTGCTGCGGACGCATCCAACGGAATAGCGGGATACGCAAAACTGTCTCTCGAAGACAGGACGCGCTTCAAACTCCCATACATCAACACAACCTTGCTTATCAACGAGCTCGTATCGCTTCAGTATGAAACGAAAAACGGGCTTGTTCGTGTAAAGGAACGTTCCGGCATGCGCAAAGACCGATACAGCTCTTTAGCTTACTCGATTGCAATTGCCAAGCAAATTGAAAAACAGTGGCGTGAAGACAACACAAAGAAGAGTTTCTCTGACTTGGTGTTTATGTTTAGAGCGCCACAAACAAATTAACCAGAAAGGAGGAGTTCCCAATGGGCAAGAAAAGACGGCCCAAGACCACGTCTGAGGCCACGAAGCCAGCCTACCAAGCTCAGGTAGTTAACGAACCCAAAATGGGCATTGCCGAATTTGTTCGCCAGATGAAAGGGTATTCGAGCACGTTCGAGGATAATCGCAAAAAGTTTGCCCGCGAAGTAGAGGGTGTTCTCATCAACGACCCGTCCTCTTCGGACAAAAAGCGGAAAAACCCGCAGTACAGTCAGCTCAGCCGGACTACGATCCTGGAATGGCTGAAAGACCCTGGCAACAACGAAAAGAACCTTAGGAACGCCTCAATCTACTTATATCAGGTGTCCACGCGATACCGCAGGCTCGTGCAGTCCATCGCCCAGATGCATCGTCTGGACTATGTGATTTCGCCTCTGAACTTTAACCCCGGAAAGGTTGACGCTGACAAGTTCAAGAAGGCGTATTACAAAGCGTCCAACATGCTTGAGTTAATCAATCTCCGTGATGAAGGGCACAAGGCTATTACAACTGCGATTCGCGACGGTGCATATTACGGCGTTCTCTGGCTTAACTCGCGGAGTGCCTTCGTACAGAAGTTGAACCCCGATTATTGCCAGATTACGTCGGTCAGCGACGGTACATTCCAGTTCGCATATGATTGCTCGGCGCTCAAGGAAGACACCCTGGAAATGTACCCTTCTCAGTTTAGTGACATGTACGAGGAATATCAGAGGAGCGGAAACAAGTGGCAGCCCGTACCGGGCGACATCGCCATTTGTTTGAAGGAAGATTCTTCCATCCTCGAATATTCTATCCCGCCTTTTGTCGGAGCGATGCCCGACCTGTACGAGATCCAAAACGCGCAGGAGCTTGCGAAGACGGCAGAAGAGCTGGATAACTACAAGATTCTGTACGGGCAGATTGAAGTGGACGATAAGGGCAAGCCCACCATCGACTACAACGATATGCTCCAGTATTACCAGATGATTGGCAACAACTTGTCTACGCGCATCGGATTAGCCATCGGGCCTTTCGCAATGAAAGACTTCAGCTTCGAGCGCAGTGGCTCTGCCACGGACGTAGACCTTGTTGCGCGTACTGTCGACAACTTCTGGTCGAGCGTTGG